TCAGACAACGAATTAATAGCACCTCCGAAACCGAAGAGGCAACCACAGAAGAAAAAGCAGAAAGCTAAAATTTCTGCGAAGCAAGCTCTAGAACGAAGTAGAAAGAAAGTTGCTAAAGCTGAACAAGCTTTACGTTCTGCAAAGAAGTCTGCAGAAAATATAAAAAATAAAATTAAAAGTGTTAACAACGCATTAGACGGAAAAGAAACACAGCTACTTACTGAAGACATAATCGATAGTGTTCCTAATAATGTTCAAGAGCATATTAAATCGCAAGATGTAATCTTTAAACCTAACGTAGGTCCACAAACAGATTTCCTTGCAGCTTCAGAAAGAGAAGTTTTTTATGGTGGTGCACGTGGTGGTGGTAAATCCTACGCCATGTTGGTTGACCCTTTAAGGTATTGTAGTAAAGCTTCTCATAGGGCACTGCTAATAAGGAGGACAATGCCAGAGTTGAGAGATTTAATTAATCACTCTCAACGATTATATTCAAGGGCATTTCCTGGAGCAAAATGGAGAGAACAAGAAAAGGAATGGAGATTTCCATCAGGTGCAAGAATAGAGTTTGGTTATGCAGAAAACATGACGGACGTTTTACGTTACCAAGGTCAATCTTACACATGGATTGGAATAGACGAGTTACCACAATATCCCACTCCAGACATATATAATTTTTTAAGATCTTCTTTAAGATCTGTTGACCCCGAGATACCCGTCTACATGAGAGCAACGGGAAACCCAGGTAACGTAGGATCTCAATGGGTTAGAGAAATGTTTGTAGATCCAAGTGAGCCGAATACGCCATTTGATATATCTATTGATACGCCTACAGGTGTAAGAAAAATAAGTAGAAGATTTATTCCAGCTAAACTTCAAGACAACCCATCTTTGATGCAAACCGATGATTATTATATCATGCTAGCATCATTACCTGAAGTTCAGCGTAGACAATTTTTAGACGGAGATTGGGATGCTTTTGATGATTCAGCTTTTCCAGAATTTAAGAAAGAAGTTCACGTGGTCGAACCTTTTGAAATTCCTAAAGGATGGTACAGATTTCGTGCTGCAGATTGGGGTTATAGCTCTCCTGCTTGTGCTCTCTGGTTTGCTATTGATTACGATAATAATCTTTGGTGTTATAGAGAAATTTACCCCACAAAACTAACTGCAGATTTATTTGCTAGAAAAGTTTTAGAATTAGAGCACGGTGAATATGTTGCTTATGGAGTTCTAGATTCTAGTACTTGGGCTAAACGAGGAGACATTGGTCCTAGTATTGCAGAAACTATGATTCAAAATGGATGCAGGTGGAGACCCTCAGATCGATCACCTAAATCTAGAATCAGTGGAAAACTAGAAGTTCATAAACGATTATCTATTAATCCTGATACCAAAGAACCAGGACTAAGAATTTTTTCTACATGTAGAAACTTAATTAGAACATTAGGTACACTACCGATTGATAAAAACAATCCTGAAGATGTAGACACAAAGGCAGAAGATCATGCATATGATGCTTTACGATATGGATGTATGAGTAGACCTATGCATCCAGGGTATGCTAAAGCTTTTAGAAATTATAACAATGAATCTAATTTCATACCCGTAGATACAAAGTTTGGATACTAATATGCCACTTACAAAAAAAGGAAAAAAAATTAAAAAGTCTATGGAAAAACAGTATGGCAAAAAGAAAGGCGAAGCTGTTTTTTATGCAACAGAAAATAAAGGGAAGTTAAAAGGTGTCACTAAAACGAAAAGTAAAAAAACTTCCAAAAAGAAATAATAAAAATTTTCCATATAAACTTGTTAAAGTTTGGTGGGAAGATATTGTATCTGAATCATCATGGAACGACATCATAGATATTCAGAAATCAGAAACTGCAGTATGCTGTAGTGTTGGTTGGTTAGTTTATCAAGATCAATCTAAACTTATACTCATGGCTGATTACAGCTTTGAACCTAATGAAGATATTAAACAAGGTGGATCAACAACAACCATACCAATGAAAAACGTACTTAAGCTAAAACGTTTAAAAGATAACTAAGGAGACAACATATGGAAAAATCATTTAATCCAAATGCTAAAATAACTCAAGGTCAATTAAGCACAGCTGCTGATGGTAAACAACCTAACCAGCCTACTGTGAATATTGATTTTAAAAAACATGCACCAGGTAAAGGTGAATCTGAAAATTACTTAAAGGATATTAATTATCCTTCACCATCAGGTTCAGAGCATGTACAAATGAGTTTATTTAATATGGCAGATGAAAAAGATTACTAATGGACGATTTATTAAAAGAACCTAAATTTAAAAAAACTCCAAAAGAACGTAAGCAAGATAAAGCTTTTGGATCAGACCCAACTGATTTTGGACTTCCAATGATGGGTTTAATAGGTATGGGGTCAACTGCTGCTTCTAGTGCAGCTTATGATAAAGCTAAAAAATTAAATAAAAAATATAAGCAAAAAGCTAACGAAAAAAAAGGAAAGCCGAAAGGTAAAAAATATGGGGAAACAGATTTATTATCTGGTGATAATTATTATCCTCCTAAACCTTAATATGACAAACATTAAACCAGAACCAAAACCTGCTAATTTAAAATCAAATTACATTGCAGATGTTTATGCTGGTGTAAGTCCTATACTAGAAAAAGAATCTAAAGAGTACGTTAAGAAAGAACTCAATAAAAAATATTCTAACCTACAAGGTAAGAAAAACAAACAATACGGAATAATCGAAGGAGAATAACCATGATGAAAAAAGTTATGCACGGAGAATTATCTTCTGCAAGTGAAGCTAAAAGACCTAATGATAAGTTAGCAATCGATGCTAATAAAAAAGTTAATCAAGGTGATATGGCTTCTGGCACAGATGCAAAAGGTAAATCAAAGTCTGGCGTTGATAAGTCTATCTTTAAAATGGCAGAAGAAAGAGATTACTAATTTAAAACAATATTAAAATGGCTGACGAAAAACAACAAGAACAATATCACGGTAATAATCTTGTTGGTCATATTCGTAATAAGTTTCAAGAATCAGAAACTTCAAAAGTATATGATGAGAAAAGATGGTTAAAAGCTTACAGAAACTATAGAGGTCTCTATGGTCCTGAAATGGCTTTTCGTGATAATGAAAAATCTAAAGTATTTGTAAAAATTACAAAGACTAAAGTTCTTGCTGCGTTTGGTCAAATTATTGAAGTATTATTTTCACAAGGTAAATTCCCACTAGGAGTTAAACCTACACCCGTTCCAGAAAATTCTGCAGAGTATGCAAGATTAAATCCTCAAGCACAACAAGCAGAAGAAGAGTTACCAGAAAATATAGAACCAAAAGATATTTATGGTTATATAGGTGATGGTAAAACTATTCCTCCAGGAGCAACTGCTTCTGATTTATTAAGAACTGTTGCACAGGATTATGAGAAATTAGGATTTGAAGAAGGATCTTCTATTCAAGGTGAGCCTCAAATTGAACCAGCTAAGATGGCTGCAGAGGCAATGGAAAAAGTTATTCATGATCAATTAGAAGAATCTAAAGCAGTAACTATTATGCGTCATACATTTTTTGAAATGGCGTTAATGGGTACAGGAATTATTAAAGGTCCATTTACCAATACTAAAACATATCATAGCTATGATAGAGTTGAAGATGTAAATGTTTATATAGCAAAAGAAAAATCAGTACCAAGTATTGAAGCAGTATCTTGTTGGGATTTTTATCCAGATCCAAATGCTACCAATATTGATGACTGTGATTATGTAATTCAAAGACATAGTTTTAATAAACAACAATTAGTTGATTTAAAAAAGAAACCTATGTTTGATAGTGAAGCAATTGAAGCAGCTTTATCAGAAGGACCTAACTATCAAGTCAGAGGATATGAATCTTCATTATATGATAGAGAAAATATTACCAGTGTATATAATAATAGATTTGAAGTTTTAGAGTACTGGGGTATTTTAGATGCAGAGATTGCTAAAGAGTGTGGATTAGATGTTGAAGAGGATATGGATTTTGTTCATGTAAATGCATGGATATGTGGTAATAATATTTTAAGATTAGTAGAAAATCCATTCACTCCAAAAAGAATACCTTATTTAGTTTGTCCATATGAAGTTAATCCTTATCAATTTTTTGGTGTAGGTATTGCAGAGAATATGGAAGACTCACAACAAATTATGAATGGTCATGCTAGAATGGCTATTGATAATTTGGCATTAGCAGGTAATTTAGTTTTTGATGTTGATGAAACGATGTTAGTACCTGGTCAGGATATGAAAGTATTTCCTGGTAAAATATTTAGAAGACAAAGTGGACAAACAGGTCAAGCTGTTCATGGATTAAAATTTCCTAACACTGCTGTAGAAAACTTACAAATGTTTGATAAGTTTAGACAACTAGCAGATGAATCAACAGGTATACCATCATACTCACATGGTGCTACAGGTATTCAATCAACAACACGAACTGCTTCAGGTATGTCTATGTTGATGGGTGCAGCAGCATTAAGTATTAAAACAGTTATAAAAAATATTGATGACTACCTATTAAAACCCCTTGGTGAAGCATTCTATCATTGGAACATGCAGTTCAATGAAGATGCTCCAGAGATTAAAGGAGATTTAGAAGTTAAAGCAGAAGGTACTTCTTCATTAATGCAGAAAGAAGTTAGATCACAAAGATTAATTACATTCATGCAAACTGCTTCTAATCCTTCTCTTGCACCTTTTGTTAAATGGCACACATGTCTTAAAGAGATTGCTAAATCATTGGATATTGATCCAGAACAACTTATCAATGATCCAGACAAAGCAGCAATATTCGCAAACA